AAGAAAGGATAATATGAAAAACATATTTGAAAAAGCTTTTTTAAAACTAGATAAGTATTTGACTGATGAGTTAGGTATTATGCTTATAATGATATTTATAGGTATTTTACTTGGCAAGCTAGGAATTGCTTTATTATCAATAATATTAATATAGGAGGAATAATGACAGAGTTAAAAGAAGAACATTTTGAAGTTATAGACAGAAACAAAGCTAAAGCTTACCAGGACCAAAAAGAGATGAGGGAGGATTCCTTACAATTTGTGGGTTCTTGCTCAATTTTTGATTTGCAAGAAGTATATAAATTAATTAAAACATTAAAGGAAAGAAAAAATGCTGGATAAATTAAAGGTATGGTCTTTATATTACCGAACTGAATTAGTTTGGTTTATAATAGGTTTAATTGTAGGAATAATATTATTTTAATGAAAGAGAACGATAAAAAACTAACCATTGATGAATTATATAATCTTAAAAGGTTGATGCTTTTAAGTATTTTAGAAGGTTCAAGGTCTGTCAATGGTGTGTATTACAATAAATATAAAAATTATGAAAAAGAAAAACCCAATAGCCAAGTTATTAAGGAAATCACTTTATAAGTTAAAAATATTTAAAAAGAAAAAAGGTAAAGGCAGCTATGTTAGAAGCAATTATAATTATAGAAATAGTGGCGATTAGTTTATATTTTTTAAATAATTAAATGAAAAAGAATTGCAAAATTTGTAATAAGCAATTTAAAGATCCTACCTCAAATTTAAATAAACTTTATTGTTCAAGTAAATGTGCAAGAAAAAATCAAACCATAAGAGTAAGTAAATTAAAAGAAGTAAACATAAAGAGGACTTGCAAAGGCTGTAAAAAGGAATTTATACAAAAATTTACAAGAAGAAAATTGTATTGCACTTTAGATTGTTATGTAGAAACCTATAACAAATGGAAAATAGAATTTTACAGAAATAAATATCATACAGATTCAGAATTTAGAGAAAAAACTTTAGAAAGAAGAAGAATTTACAATGCAAAGAATCCTGAAATTGTAAAAAAATCTTGGTTAAGAAAAAAAAAGAGAATGAAGTCAGATCCAATATATTTAAAAAAAAGGAGAGATTGGGAAAAGAAATATGCTTTATTAAACAAAGAAAAAATTAAAAAAAGACAGAAAGAATGGAGAATAAAAAATTTAGATCATGTAAGAAAAGTTGCTTTTAATTACTCACAAAAAAATAGAAAAAAAATATTAAAATACTCTAAAGAATGGCATCAAAGACCAGAAGTGAAACAAAAAAGAAATGAAAGACATAAAGAAAGAAGAAAAACAGAACCATTTTTTAGAATGAAATTAAGTTTAAGGGGTAGATTAAATTCATTTGTTTATAGAGGTAGAGCAAAAAAATTAGTTTCTAATAATAAATTAATAGGTTGTGATTGGAATTTCTTTAAAATTTATATAGAGAAACAATTTAGACCTGGAATGACTTGGAAAAATTATGGAAAGTGGCATATAGATCATATTAAACCAATGACAAGTTTTGATTTATTAAAATTAGAAGATCAATATAAATGCTGCAATTATAAAAATTTACAACCTTTATGGGCTTGGGAAAATAGAAGAAAAAGCAATAAACTTATTCAAAATTTATTGTAGCATTAAAAGAAAAAGATATTCTTTCCGCATTAGGATTTTCAGAATTAAACGCATAGACTGAGTGCATCAAATAATTAGGAAATAAATACCAATCCCTGACCTGTGGGGTAATTCTAAGCTGCGAATCAGAGAATTTATTTTCAGATCCTTCAATAAATTGTATTTCACCTGAATAATCATTATGGTTTTTAGCATTTTTAGTTGAAATCATAGAGTCTGGCAAAGAAAGATAACCAACGCAGCTTAAATCATAATTGCCTTTAATATATTCACAGTGATTATGTAAAGGGTTAAAATCTCCAGGTTTCGATACAACATACCAAGCAGAATTGATTAAAATATTTTTTACTTTCTCATTTTTATAATGTGCATTCACATAACCAACCATAATAGGATCAAAAAATTGTCTTTTCCATTTAAGCATTATATCTGGAGAAATAAGATACTCAGAATCTACATGACCAACTAATCTCTGACTCCAATCATGGTCTTTTTGTTTTTGTTTATCTTCTCTTATCTTTTTTAGATCCTCTTTAAAATCTTTTATTAGTTCTAAGGGTAGCTCTGCTTTAGCCAAAGTTGAACCAAAAGGTTTAAATAGTTTAAAATTTATTTTGTCTGACACAATTCCTCCATATTATATAAATCAGATAATGGAATACCATAACAATAAGGTCTTGATTGGATTCCAAAGTTAGTTAAATATTTTTCATTTATATTTCCATCATTTAAATACCAACCCATAATGCTAAAATTAGGACTTTCATCAATTACTAAAACAAATTTAGCTTTTTTATCATTATGTCTAATGATTAAATAATTTTCTGGTTTTTTATATTGGGATCTAATTTCAATATTACCTGAAATATCAGTATCAGTATATTCCTTATATTCATGGGAATATGAACCATTCCAATATTTGTCGTATGCTTTGCAAAAAGCAACTTCTGAGCAAGCTCCAGAAATACCTAAAGCTATTTGTTTATCAATTGTACCTTTAAAACCATGACCAAAACCTCTATTCATTTTAAGATTTTCAACAAATCTTCTTGTTGCAACATCTGCTGCCATTTGTATTTCAAAAGGTTCTAGTTTAATTTTAATCACAATATTTTAATTCTTTTTCTTTTAATTCTTTTTCATATTCCTCAATGGTTTTACCAATAACACAACGAAAATAACATGAAGCACAATAATTTTTTTGTTTTTCAATTATATCTGCTGATTCTTTGCATGAACAACAAATCTTATAATCTCCATACATATTAGGGTGTTTTTCCTTTCCCATAAATCATTACTGATTTAATACTTATTTTGAGATAAAAAACAAGCAATATTTGTATAAATTATGTATTGACTATGTATTTATTATAAAATATAAGAAAATTAATGTTAAAAAAAATTGGGAAAGAATTTACTCACAAAAAAGATGGTGGTTGCTTTACATCTACACATATGTCGCCAAGTCAATTAAATAAATCAATTGACCAATGGTTTTATGATTATATTGTTTTAGATGAAAAAGAGAGAAAAAAAATACCACCAAATTTAAAGATGATTTTTGGTGGTCTTGCAGGTCAAGCATTCCAAGACATGATAGTTCATAATTTAACATTAGAAGAAGTAATGAAAGGTAAGAAATGAAAAATTTAGAACCAAGTAAAAATAAATTTCATAAAGGTAATAAAGTAAATGGTAAACACTATTGGCTTACACCAAACGATCTGATGAAAAAATTAAATGATGAATTTAAGTTTGACTTTGATCCTTGTCCATACCCTAAACCAAAAGATTTTGATGGACTCACTAATGAATGGGGTAAATCTAATTATGTAAATCCACCATTCGGATCAATAATTCATCAAGGTAAAAAAAAAGGTGCAACAGCTTGGGTAAGAAAATCAATAATTGAAAATGAAAAAGGTAAAGATGTTGTATTTGTTTATCCCATAGATAAATGGATATTAATGATGATTAAAGCTGGAGCAGAAATTAGAAATCTTGGAGATGTAAAATGGTTAGCAACAGAAGATAAATCACCAGGTAAAGGTACAGGCAGACATATAGCTTGTTTTATTTTAAGAGGTAAAAAATGAGTATAGAAATTATAGCTGCTAAAATGCAAAGACAAATAAAAGACTTAGAGCATGACCAAAAAATAAAAAGAAATATGCTTTTAGAAAGAGATGAAGAAATAACGAATTTAAAAAAAGAATTAGATAAAAAACAAGAACTAATTAATTTTTTAAATAAACAATTAATGGAGGAAAGAAAAGATAATGAAAAAACAAGAAAAAATATCAGAAGAAAAAAGTAGTTCATCAGGAGGTTTTAAAGAAAGACGAAAAAAATGTTTTGATGCTTTAATTAATATTCCAACTGTAAATATTAAAGGTAAAAAATACTCTACAGTTAATGAAAGACACAAACATTTATTAGAATATTTTCCAGAAGCTAGATTTAATGAGGAAATATTATTCCATGATGCTGATAGGGTAGTTGTAAAGGTAGAATTATACATTGGTGATGTAATTTATTCAGTTGGTACTGCTGAGGAGTTTCGCAATTCATCATTTATTAATAAAACAAGTGCATTAGAAAATGCGTCAACATCTGCTTTAGGAAGATGTTTAGCTGCCTTTGGATTATCAGGATCAGAATATGCAAGTGCCGAAGAATTAGTAAATGCTTTAAATAATCAAGCTGAAACCAAACAAAATTCAATTAAAGAAAAAATAAATAACACAACTAATATGACAAAGTTGACTGAAATTTTTTCTAATTGGACTAAAGAAAATGATTCTATTTCAGAATTATTTAAAAAAAAAGAAAACGACATAACAAAAAATGGAGGTACTAATGTCAAACAACAATGGTAGTAAGCAAAAAGATTTTGCACTATTTGAATATAATCCAAATGATGAAAGAGCTATTAAAATAAGTTTCTCAGGCAATATAACTTTGGATAACAACAATAAAGGCACAATATTAGGTGTGAAAGGTCAAAGCAAAGATGGAACTAAAAGATTTTTAAGAATCTTTGCACAAGTCGGAACACTTTGGAAAAATGATGATAATTTTTCTGGTTCAATGAATTATCCTGAAGCTGGAGGAGAGAAAAGTCTTATAGCTTGGTTAAACAAGGAAGGAACGATACTCTCAGGTTATAAGAATGATCCAAAGAAGGATAATAAAAAGCAAGAAAGCAAACAACAATCTGCTCCCTTTTAGTTGGTGAAAGTTGTTTTTTTGTTTCTATTAGTTGTAGCAAGTGAGAGTAGTTATGAAACTATAAAAATTCCCTATGGGTTTTCATTATTTCCTCTCACTTGTGATGAAATTTTTAACAAAACAGTAAAGTTTAAATACATAGAAAATGATGGCTATTATGCAATTTATAAAAACAAAGTTGTTTTTGGACATTATTGCAAAGACGAAAATGGAGATTATTATTTAGGATATGGACAACATTAAATTTATAAACAATTTAGAAAAATTACTTAAAGAAAAAGAAAATAATTATGGCAGCTTTGACCATACTAGCCAAATTTGGGCTAATTATTTGTCAGATATTCTTTCAATAGAGAACAATAAAACAGTAAGAGTTCCTGTAAAAACTTTTGGAGTGATGATGATTTTTTTAAAATTATGGCGAATTATGCAATCTAAAGAATTTAAAGGTGATTCTTTTTTTGATATTGAAGGATATGCAGAACTGCTAAAAAGGTTGGTAATCAATGAAAAAAACAAAAAGTAAAAGACCTATGACTCCTAAAATGTTGAAGCTATTGCAATATATTAGGAATTATAGTACAAAATATGGATATAGTCCTACATTCACAGAAATGTGTCAGGAATTAGGCTATAAAAGTAAAAATTCTGTTTCTTCTTTAATAAAGAAACTAGAAGAACGAAATGAGCTAAAAAGAGATTATGTTGGCTACAGTAGAAACATTATATTAAATGAAAAAAGTAGAAAAAATATCTCAGTTTGAAATTACAGCTCATTTTAAAGAAATTTTTGAAGGTGAAACTATTGAGGAAGCTACTCAAAAAGCTCACCAATCAAAGATACCTGGTGAAAATGCTGAAATATTAGACACCGACAGCAAGTTCATTTCAGGTAATATTAAAAATATCGGTGCGGAGAGTGAAAACTCTAATGTTGAGCAACAGTAATATCAGACTCTACAAACAGCTAGAGCAGAACCATAAAAAGATTATGGATGGTCAAAAAAGACGACAATGTGTTCATAGCTTAAATGCTGTTAAGGAATATGTTAAAACATATAGAAGAATTGTAGAAGCTGAAAATAAAGATGCTATATTTTTATATAGCTAAGTAAATTATATTAAAAGTTGTATAAACTTTATAGGGATAATATACTCTTTTTAAAAAAGGAAGGAAAATATGAAACTATCAGACAATGGCAAGTTCAATTTTGAACAAGACAAACAATTCTATATTAAAGTTGGAAAGAAAATAAAACAAGCAAGAGTAACTAAGGTAAATGAATTTACAGGTAAAGAATTTAAGATAACACAAACCAAAGTTGCTGAAGCTATTAAAACTACCTTTCAACAAGTAGGCAAATACGAAAAAGGTGCTGACAGAATACCTTTAATTAATTTATTTAAGATTAGTAAATTTTTAAATAAACCAATTGATTACTTTTTGGAGGACTAATGTTTATACCTGTAGAAGAAAAACTTAAAAAAATTATACCTGATTTAAATTATAGAGATGAATTTGAACATTATAAATCTATCTTACCTAAGATGATAGTTAATGGTCATAAAGCTCATCAAACAATACCTGGATATGACAAATGCAAACCTGAAATAGAAGCATTTAGATGGTTTGATGGTATTAATATTCCTGTTCATGGTTATTGTGATTTAAAAGGTGATATTATTATTGAAGATAAATGTAAGTTTCCAAGAAAAGGTAGAATAAAGAAAGATGGTACTAGGTCTTGGACAACTACAAAACTACCAGAAGAAAAACCTGATCCATTTCATTTATTGCAAGTAGATTTTTATTGGTCAGTATTTGAAGTGCCAGTTTATCTTTGTTATATTAATGAGGAGTCCTTCAAGGTATTTCATGCTGATAACTGTGAAGAATTAAAACCAGAAAATATAAAGAAAAGAATACCAATCATTATTCAAAAATGTAAAGTTAGACAAAACTTACTACAAATTAGTAGTGATCCTGAAATATTAAAAAACTATATCCAACCTAACTTTGATACATATTTTTGGAAAAATGATTTAGATGAAAATTATCTCAAAGATGCTAAAAAATTCTGGGGATATTAAAAATGGGTAATAAAATCCAATTTAAGAGATTTTGGAGTATGCCTACGCATAAAACATTTAGCATTAAACCATTTAAAGAATTGATAGACCAAGAACTAAACAAAGATTATGTAGATCCTTTTCCATATCCATATAAGCAAGATGCTATTGAATATCTTAAAACAATAGATGATTTATCTGTAAAAGATTTAGTTTTTGATCCACCGTATTCACAAAGACAACTAAAAGAAATGTATTCTAGTAATGGTTTAGCTTTCAACCACCCAATGAATAATAGTTATTGGTCTAATTGTAGAAAGGAAATATCAAGAATTATAAAATTTGGTGGCAAGGTAATTTCTTTTGGTTGGAACTCTAATGGTATTGGAAAAAAGTATGGATTTGAAATAATAAAAATTGTGCTTGTTGCACATGGTAGTCAGCACAACGATACTATCGCTACAGTTGAAATTAAAATTTAATTACCAATCAAAAGCAGTTTTAGGTTTCTCAGCATCTTCCTTATAGCAAATGTAATGAGCTTTAAGATTAGAGGGATAAAAGGCAACAAACGAATCAGTATTTACCATGT